TTGAAATACCGTATGATAAAACAGCTATGCAATCTTATATAAACAAATTAAATGTGGTTGCTATGAAGAGTGGTTTTAAGGTATTGGGTAGTGTTGATACTACTTTCAAATCAAAACCAAACCTAGCGAGTGTTTTGACGCAATCAGTTACATTGTATCCTACGGGGGAAGCTGTAACTAAGTCTTTGAAAGACTGGTTAAAAGGATTAAAGTTTACTACTCCACTAATTACGAGAGAACAATTTTTAAAAGCGGTTGATAGTAAGAATATTAGTCAAGATTTGCCTAATATAGATTTAAACAAAATAATTACTGATACCATTGTTTATTTAACCACAATTAAATTGGGAGATGAAATATTAAAAAATGCTACCAGTGAAATCGGAGATCTGGATAAACACGAAGGTATAGTTGTGAGAGATAGTAGTATTAGTAACAGTCCATTTAAAATTACAGGAAGTTTTATTATAAAAGGGCTAGGAAGTAAGTTTAAGAAATAAATTAAATACGTATTTGTTATATGCATATAACAGCAAAACTAACTTGTGAGAAATTTTATAACACATATTGTAAACATTTAAATGAATATTCCTATATTATAGATTTCGGATCATATGATGTAAATGGAACATTAAAACCTATTTTTAATAAACACAAATATATCGGAATTGATTTTTCTCCTGGGCCAAATGTCGATTTTGTTTGTAAAAATGAAGATGTCCCATTTAAAGATAATTTTTTTGATGTAGTTGTTTCATCTTCTTGTTTTGAACACGACGATTTTTTTTGGTTAACATTTTTAGAAATGTGCCGATTGGTAAAGCCAGGGGGATACATTTATATTAACACGCCTTCAAATGGGCCGTATCACGGATATCCAACTGATAATTGGAGATTTTATTTAGATAGTTGGAAAGCTTTACAAAAATGGGCAATTAAAAATAATTATAACATTGAATTGGTTGAACATTATATAAATAAGGAAAATATAGAGTCAGACCCAGTTCGGTGGGAGGATTCAGTTGGAATTTTTAAAAAGTTATGAAAAAAGCATCAGGTAAAAGTAATCTAGGCATCGTTAAAGATTACCTAGAAGGTAATCGTCCATTCGTACAAGTTGGCTATGATGCCAATTTGCAGAACAATAAACGCAAGGAAGGTGAAGAATGGGAGGATAGTCAAGGACGCAAATGGGTTTGGAAGAATAAAAGCAAACGTAGAGTTTCAAAACGAGCTACGATTATTAACGAACAACGTTGTAAATGTTGTAATATGGATGTTCGATGGGGCAATTATTTAGATGATCGTGTTTGGCCTAAAACAACGATGTGCTACGATTGTTTTACAAAATTTCAAACTGATCTTAAACTGATGGGTGTTTTTGATGTCTACAATGAACTACAGGATTTAAAAAATGAACGTAGTATTCTAGAAGAATATAAAAGAAAATTTGAAGAGAGTCAAAAATTTTGTCATGAAAATCAAGGTAAACCTGTTGAATTTTTAGAAGAAGACGGTTCGTTTGAAAGATGGGAAGGTGTCCAAGATTATACTAAAATATTAGAAGACGTGACTAATGATTTGGTAAAAATTAATGACGGATTACTAGACATTAATACTAAAATAAAAGAGTACGAAGAATTGTATGAGTCAGCCAAGTCTAAGAGAAATAATAAAAAGTGAGTATAAGAAGTGTATAGAAGATCCTATATACTTCATGAAAAAATATGTTAAGATTCAACATCCTATAAGAGGTACTGTTGGATTTGAGTTATATCCATTTCAAGAAGATGCTTTACAAAACTTTGTTGATAATCAATTAAATATTGTTCTTAAAAGTCGGCAGATGGGTATTAGTACTCTTACAGCTGCTTATAGTTTGTGGTTAATGACATTTCATAATGATAAGAACATTCTTTGTATTAGTATTACCCAAGAAACAGCGAAAGAAATTGTCACTAAGGTAAGATTTGCAAATGACAATCTTCCAAGTTGGTTAAAAGTTCCATGTGTAGAAGATAATAGATTATCATTGCGATTGAAGAACGGATCTCAAATCAAAGCGGTTTCATCTGCTGGTACAGCAGGTCGTTCATCAGCACTCTCATTACTAATCATTGACGAAGCTGCATTTATCGATGGCATTGAGGAAATTTGGTTATCTGCTCAATATACATTATCCACCGGTGGTAGAGCTATCATATTAAGCACGCCAAACGGCGTAGGTAACTTCTTTCATAAAACGTGGGTTGAAGCCGAGGAAGGCAAGAACAAAGACTTCAAGACTATTAGATTGCCATGGCATTTACATCCAGAAAGAGACCAAACTTGGAGAGATAAACAAACCGAATTATCAGGAGTAAAAGGAGCGGCTCAAGAATGTGACTGCGATTTCAGTACGTCCGGTAATCAAGTGGTAAGTGTAGAAGTTCTTGAATTTTATAGACAAACTCATTTAAAGGATCCTGTGGAAAAACGGGGTAATAATCAAGATCTATGGATCTGGGATTATCCAAATTATAGTAAAAACTACATATTGACCGCCGACTGTGCTAGAGGAGATGGCGGAGATTTTAGTGCGTTTCACGTATTAGATGTTGAAACGATGGAACAGGTTGCTGAATATAAGGGACAATTAACTACAAAAGATTATGGCAATTTACTAGTGAGTGTGGCGACAGAGTACAATAACGCATTGCTTGTTGTAGAAAACAACAATGTGGGATGGGCCACACTACAACAAATTATCGATAGAGATTATCAAAATACATTTTATAGTGCGTCTGATTTGACGGTTGTTGACGTGGAAAAAACATATACTAATAAGTTAAATTCGGCTGATAAAAAATTAGTAGCTGGCTTTACAACAACTAGTAAAAACAGACCACTCGTTGTTAGTAAACTGGAATCTTTTTTTCGTGAAAAACTCGTCGTCATGAAATCAAAACGATTATATGAAGAGTTAAATGTTTTCATTTGGAACGGTCATAAAGCCGAAGCTATGAGGGGATATAACGACGATTTGGTTATGTCATTAGGTATAGGATTGTGGGTACATGAAACTGCTCTAAAACTTAGAAATGAACAAATATCTTATAATAAAGCAATGGTATCGAAAATATCAAAAGTTTCAAGTCCTGTTACTTTTCATAAAGACGTGAGTGCTATTGCTGATCATCATAAAACAATGGATTTCACTGTTAATGATAAAAAAGAAAGTTTAACTTGGTTGATGTAAATACTTATATACTAGAATAATATGTCAGATCAATCATTTCAAGAATTAAAAAATCGTTCGTTATTTGCACGTTTGAAACGTTTGTTTTCAAATGATGTAATTGTTCGTAATATTGGCGGTAAAAAATTAAAGGTTATTGATACTGATGAAATTCAGTATGCTACAGATCGTAATAGTTTAAGAGACCGTTTTAATAGATTACGTACAACTTCATATAATCAATATAGTAGAGATTTTAATTTATCATATCAAAGCAGTCGTGTAGAACTATTTCGTGATTATGATACAATGGATATGGATCCAATTCTAGCATCCGCATTGGACATTTATGCAGATGAATGTACAACGCGAAATGAAATGGGTGATATTTTACACATTAAGTCTACAAATGACGAAATCAAAAATATTCTTCATAATTTGTTCTACGATATTCTAAATATTGAATTTAATTTATGGAGTTGGACTCGATGTATGGTTAAGTATGGAGATTTTTATCTTCGTTTACATATTAGTCCTGAGTACGGAGTCTATTTAGTTGAACCATTAAGTACCTATTATGTTACCCGTGTAGAAAATGCGCAATTAACAAACAAGAGCTTTGTTAAATTTCAAGTTAATCTTCCATACGGAAACAAACTTGAAGATTTAGAAAATTATCAAATTGCACACTTCCGTTTGTTGAGTGATAGCAACTTCTTGCCATATGGTAAGAGTATGTTAGAAGGTGCTCGACGTGTATGGAAACAGTTGAGTTTGATGGAAGACGCAATGTTAATTCACCGTATCATGCGTGCTCCGGAAAAGCGAATCTTTAAAGTTGACATTGGTAATATTCCTCCAAATGAAGTCGATAATCATATGCAACGTATTATGGACCAAATGAAAAAGACTCCATATTTGGATCAACAGACTGGGGATTATAATTTAAAATTCAATCTACAAAACATGGTAGAAGACTTTTTCTTACCTGTCCGTGGTAGTGATAGTGGTACTAGTATTGATAATTTGCCTGGTCTTGAATGGACCGGAACAGATGATATTGAATATCTACGTAACAAGATGATGGCAGCACTTAAGATTCCAAAAGCATTTTTGGGATACGATGAATCACTTAGTGGTAAAGCTACATTGGCAGCTGAAGATATTCGGTTCGCTCGTACAATTCAACGTGTTCAACGTATTATTGTTAGTGAATTAAATAAGATCGCAGTTATTCACTTATATTCACAGGGTTATCGTGATGAGTCATTAGTAGACTTTACATTAGAGTTAACAAATCCGTCTACAATATTTGAAAAAGAAAAGATCGATGTTTGGAAGAGTAAAGTTGAAGTTGGCAAAGACATGCAAGAGAATAAATTCTTTAGTAAAAAGTGGATTTATGAAAATGTTTTCGGTTTGAGCGATCAGGATATGATCGATTTACAAAAACAATTAATTGATGATGCTAAAGGAACTTATAGATTTAAACAAATCGAAGAAGAAGGTAACGATCCAGCAATTAAATTCTTACAATCTAACGATAAAGATGAGGGAGACACTGGTGATGCAGCTGCTGATACGGAAGCATCAGATACAATACCACCAGCGGATACTCCAGCTGAAAAGTCACCGGCGGAAGAAAAACCAGCGGATAAAGAAAGTTCACCTAGTGAATCGCCTCCAAAATTAGCGGAAAGAGATCAAACTGGCAGAAAAGACGCAAGTAAATATCCATATGGAGAAGATCCTCTAGGTAGTTTAGAAAATAATAGAAAATCTGATCTTTCCATAACACACAAATATAAAAACAAATCGCCATTATCACTGGAGTCACTTAAAGGTTTGAGTGATATGTTAAATACTGTAGACGATGAAAAGAAAATTTTGAGAGAAGGAGATGAAAAATCTTACATGGATGAAATAAATGTAAAAGAATAACACAATTCCTATATATTTACACAGTTTATCTATATTTATAAATAATAATATGCATAAGAAAGCAAAACATTCGAAATTTAAGAATGCTGGGATATTGTTTGAGCTTCTTACACGTCAAATAACATCTGATATTTTGGCGGGTAGAGATGAGTCGTTTACTAAAAACTTAATGTTTAAGTATTTCCACGAAAGTAAAGAACTTGGCAAAGAAGCGCAACTATATAATTTTATACTACAGCAGTCCAGTAAAGATGAAAATTCTGCTGATCGTATATTAACTGTGGTACTACAGACCAGATCTAAATTAGACGAACGTGAATTAAATAAACAGAAGTATAATATTATTAAAGAGATAAAAGAAAAGTATAATATTGATGAATTTTTAAAGAACAAAATTCCAAATTATAAATTATACGCATCTGTATATAAGCTTTTTGAAAATCAAACAGATCAAGAAGTTAAGTTTGACATGACTGAAATATTGGAGTCACGTGAATATGTCGTGGAAAATTTAACAAAAGAAAAGAAGAGTGGAGAAGAAAGTTTGGATGTTTATGGAAGTCAAAGTGCAGACGTAAGATTGTTAGCCTATAAGTTTTTGATAGAAAATTTCAATACAAAATATAGTAATTTATTACCATCACAAAAGAAACTACTTAAAGAGTATATTACTAATATTAGCAATTCAAGTAAATTTACCAAATTTGTTAACGAAGAATATAAAAGAGTTAGTGTCATTCTAAAAGAAAATCTTCAAACAATTAATTCAGATATAGTAAAGATTAAAATTACGGAAGTAGTTAATCAATTTTCCAATAAAAACGTAACCGGTGTAGTAAAAGAAAATCAATTAAATACATTGTTAAATGCTTACGAATTAGTTGAAGAAATCGAAAAGTTGAAGAATGAAACCACACTTAAAACTCAAGATTAAAAAACTCTTAAGTAAATTAAGAGTTAAAAACGAAGCTAGTACTACAGGTACTGGCCCAGTTGCTTCTGGACCAGTTGCTGTAGGCGGAGATGCGGCTAGAACCCCATTTGCTTTTTCTAAAAGAGGCGCTAGACCATCTACTTATACACAACTCGGATATAAATTAGCTAAAGCTATCAAAAGAAGTCCTAGATATAAGTTAGAAAATCAAATGTACAGTGGTCCGGCTTACGCAACACCAGCACAATCAATTGAATTGGGTTCGACATATACAGATGAAAACGGCTTGGTACAACACAACGACCCTAATTTAGACCCAAATTTAGTTGGATACAAACAAGGTAGTTTACCATTTACCGAGGGATTCAATGGGTTAAAATATGAACAAGAAGGTCAACCAATTCAACAACGCCCCCCACAACCCCCACAACAACCGATTCCAACAGCTAAAGTTCCACAACAGAAATCAAAAGTGGATCCAACGATTGATATCAAAAGCTATGATGTATTGCCTGATTTTACAGCATTTGATACTAAATTAAAGAATAGCACCGAAGTATTAAAGAATAATTTACAAAAAAATATTCAAGATAAAATTTTAGGTAAAAAGATTGTTGTAAGAGCCAGTAAAGGATACAAACAGCCTGAGACTGACTACACAATTAATGTTACCGGTGTGGCTATAGATTATTATTATGATAGATATGTAATCATAATCGTAGGCCGAGAGGAAAATAAACAGAAAGTTGCTAAATTCTTTATTAAACCAGGATTTAAAGTTAAAATTTTAGGAAATGCCGATAATTTGAAACCAAAAGATCAGTACCAAGTCGCTAAATCAAAAGCATTGGTATCGCCTCAACAATCGGCTAGCCCAACAAACACCATTACATCTGATGAAGAGGAATCGACTTCTACTCCACCAGAAACCGGTGCTGAACAACAACCTTCTACACAATCAAAACAATAACATGAAACAAGTATTAATCGATGTAATGCCATTTGAGTTTAAAAAGTGCGCTTTAAATGAATCACTTAAAGATGGAAAACTACTCGTTAGTGGCGTGCTACAACGAGCCGATGCAAAAAATCAAAACGGCCGTTTATATCCAGTAGATGTATTAAAGAGAGAAGCCGAAAAATACATGGAAAATTTTGTAAAGCAACGACGTGCTATGGGCGAATTAGATCATCCAGAAAGCAGTGTTGTTAATTTAAAGAATGTTAGTCATAACATAACGGATATGAGTTGGGACGGTAAAGATTTAGTTGGAACAGTAGAAATTCTGCCTACTCCAAGTGGTAATATCTTGCGAGACTTATTACAATCAGGTATTCTTTTGGGTATCAGTAGTCGTGGATTGGGGAGTGTTAAGAAAGATATGAGAGAAGGAGCTGACGTTGTACAAGATGACTTTGATTTAATTGCGTTCGACTTTGTAAGCAATCCAAGTACACAAGGAGCTTTTATGTACCCACAAGGAAAAATTAATGAAAGCGTTGAACAATACAAAACAATCATTAACCCATATAGTAATGTTGAAAGAATTATCCACAACATTCTATCAGAACTATAATATTTATTATATATGAAATTAAAACATTTACTAGAAAACTCCACTGAACATGCATATACTCCTCTCACCGTATATGAAAAGAAGAATATGGTGGAAACGATTAAATCATATAATGAATATCGTAAAGGTTTAAAAGCTGATAGTGTGTACGAAACCGCTCATAAAATAATGGAAGCTGTTAATTTGGCGGAACGTTATGCTATCAAAGAATGTAACGAATGGATGGAAGCTAAAATGGTAGAACGTGACATGAAAGAAATTAAACGTGATGCCGCAAAGATGTACGAAGAAGCACAAAAGATGAAAGCTATTGAAAAACAACTTGAAATGTTGTATGAAGAAGTTGGTCGTCGTTTAGAGAGATATTTTGAAATTGCGGATCCAATTAATGAATCTCCGCAATCATATCAAACACAAGGACAACAAAGTTCAGTTAGTATCGATTCATTGGAATAGAGTCTATATATTCTAACATTTTATCAAATGTTTCGAATACATATTTTCTATTAGTTTCCAGAACATAGCCTTCGTCTGTTTTATACACGAAGGCTTTTATTTTTTCATTTTCCATCTTTAAAGACGGAATTTCAACTTCAGAAAACATTTTATAGTCATCGTCTATTCTGAAATTCATTTCCCCCAACATATCTAATTCTGAAAAGTCCCATCCATTTGGATGGTCTAAATCTTCCAACTTATAAATCTTGACATCTTCTTCAAAATTATCATTATTTAAAAAATTGATTAATTTTGGACTCTTATAATTGTTGTAATTATTATTCATTGAACGCACGTCCGGATTAGAATATGGCGTTTCATCACCAGTTCTTTTTATGAACTTGTAATTATCTTTTTTAGTATTAAGATGTTTGTTAAAATTGGGATTAAAATTGTATGGCATAATATTACATTGATCCTAATGTTGTATTAATTCTATCGATAAAATCAGCTAATGTTTTAGTTTTTTCTGCAAGATTTTCGGAGTCAAAACTATTACTTAATAGATCTAATATCTCTTTATCTGGTTTATCTGGAAATGTTCGTTGAATAATACAAGCGTATTTATGTTCTTTACTGTCGTTATCAATTAATTTTTTGAAAACATATTTTTTATTTGTACCATTGCTATTGACCTCTGTGGAAACTTCATTGGTACTTTTATTTTCTTTAAATTTAGTTTTACCAAATCCACTAAAGCCATTTTCTTTGGTTTGAAATACTTGTAGTTCTTTTAAATCAAATGGTAATCCAATTTGTTTAGATAAATGTTTTTTAAAACTTATACCACTAACTTTTTTAATTTTGCCCAAACTATATTCATTCTCTTTTAATCTACGAATGATTTCTTTTACTTTGGTAAAATGTTTTACACTACTTGGTTTGATAGTACTAGCCATTTTACGAATTTGTGGAGATACTTCTTTGGGTTTAATTCCACCTTTTTGCAAGGCTCTCACCAATTTAAATAGTCTGGCTTGTTTTTCACTTTTTGCAGGCATATATCAATAAATATAAAATATTTTTATTTATTTCCATTTTATATTATATTTATTATTCAAATACATCATTCTTTGATGTCATATCATTTTATCTTCTTTGGAGTTCTTCAATAGCTTCACCAACAAATAACAATAAGAAAGACAGAAATATAATTATGAGCGATCTATTAAAAGAAAGCATTGCGGACGCAAAAGCTGTTCGTGAAACAGCCCTAGCAAATGCAAAAACATTCCTTGAAGAAAATTTTGCTGCAAGCATGAAAGAAATGTTCGCAGACAAACTCAAAGAAGAAATGGCTGAAGAAGCCGACTCCGAAGAAGACACAATTGAAGAAAAGCTTGGATCTTCTAACATTGGTAAAGACGACGGTCTTACAGCTAAGACACAACGCCCTGTAAAACCATCACCTGTTGCTAACAGAAACACAACTGCTGCTGGTGAACAACAATTCGACGCAAAACTTGAAGAAGATGCTGATGTCGAAGAAGGTGCTGAAGTAACAAGTCAAGAACTAGACGAAATTCTAGCTGAATTGGAAAGTGAAGTATCTGAAGACATGGGCACTGATGACATGGGTTCTGATGACATGGGTTCTGATGACATGGGTTCTGTACCATCTGCATCTACCGACATGGAAGAAGTTAGTTTGGATGAACTTCTAGCAGAATTGGAAGAAGAAGAAGCTGCTCCTGCTGCTGCTCCAGTTCACTCTCCATTGCCCGTTGATCCAACAGCTCAACAAGTTCCAGCTCCAGCTCCAGTAGTCGGACAAGTTCCTTCTCCAGTAGCTGAAGGTGAAGATAACGAAGACGGAGTTTCTACCGAAGAAATGGCAGAAGCTTTAGTTGCTATCAACGAAGAAAACGAATCTCTAAGAAAACAACTCGCTGAATCTCTACGTACTGTAAAGTATATGAGAGGAGTTCTATCAGAAACTAACCTATTGAATGCTAAGTTGCTTTATACCAACAAGTTGTTTAAAGGTAAGAGTTTGACTGAAGATCAAAAACTTAGAATCATTAACACTTTCGACTTGACCAAAAACATTCGTGAAGTCAAGTTGGCATATACAGTTTTAGCCGAATCAAATAATTCTGGTGCATCAGTTGTCAAGAAAAAGACAAATACAACTGCTCATACTATCACCGAAGGTTTGGCAAGCAAACAAGTATCATCAACACGGCCTGTGTCTACTATCGTAGAACCTCAAGCTGATGAGATGACTTCAAGATTCCAAAAACTCGCAGGAATCAAGAAGTAAAATTAGTTTGCGAGTAAAAACCTAACAGTAATTAAATAAAGAAAGATACAAATATGAGTATGGATATTAAAAGTCTATTGACTAACAATATGAATCCACAGGCCAAATTGATGGCAGAAACACGTGGACTACAAGGCAAATGGGAAAAGACAGGCCTCCTAGAAGGATGCAAAGGTGTTGAAAAAGCACACATGTCAATCCTATTAGAAAATCAAGCAAAACAATTGCTTGACGAAGCAACCACTACTGGTACCTCTACCAGTTCAGAACAATGGGCAGGCGTAGCTCTTCCATTGGTTCGCCGTGTGTTTGCTGAAATCGCTGCGAAGGAATTCGTAAGCGTTCAACCAATGAATCTACCATCTGGTCTAATCTTCTATCTAGACTTCAAGTATGGTACAACCGCTCCCGGACAAGATTTGCGTAACTTGAACAACGGTAGTTCTAAGACTACACGTGCAGGTAAGCAATTGAACGACAGTTTGTTCGGTGGTACAGGCAAGAAATTGGGTTCAACTGATAGCGCAGTACGCGGTCTATACGGACAAGGTGCTTATGCTTATTCAGTTCGTCCAGTAAGTAGTTCTGCTATTACTCTAACTAAGAGTGCAACAGCAACATCTATTGGTAACACAATTCAAACAGCATCATGGAACGACGTTCAATTTGATGCCGATTTAAGTGGATCGGTTGCAGCTAAGAAGTTGTTCAAAGTTACTTTGAACCACGACGACAATACTTCTGGTATTGCTGCAAATGGATATGTATACAATGCTGATTTGAATGCAGTACGTTCATTCAACTTGATCGGTGGAGCTGCAACACCAGCATCACTAGCTTCAAGTGGTTTAGTATTGAATACATTCTCCAGAGCAATTAACACTGGTAGTTTGGGCGATCCATTCTATCAAAGTGTATACATCGTATCTGCTTCTAACAGTGCATTTGCTCCAACTACCAAGTTGATCTATAGTCTACAACCCACCGATAACCTACGTGGTGACTTTGAAGCTGGTAAGACCTCAGGTGAAGGTTCCGGTACCGCTGGTAACGTCCCTACACAAAGCATCGATACTGATATCAGTATCCCAGAAGTCAACTTGGTACTAAACAGTGAACCAATCGTTGCTAAGACACGTAAGTTGAAAGCCGTCTGGACCCCAGAATTGGCTCAAGACTTGAACGCATATCATTCTATCGATGCAGAAGCAGAACTTACTGCTCTATTGAGTGAATATGTATCTATGGAAATCGATCTTGAAATCCTAGACATGTTGAACGAATGTGTTGAAGGTGTAACTACCGAAGCTTGGTCCGCCCAAATCGGTGTTGAATTCAGCAAGACATTGAATGCAACCACTGGTGAAGCACTCTTCACACGTAATGCAAACAGTTCACCAAATCGTACTGCTTACGTAAAGAGCACTTGGTTCCAAACTCTTGGTAACAAGATTCAAAAGGTATCTAACACAATCCAAAAATTGACCCTCCGTGGTGGTGCTAACTTCTTGGTCGTAAGTCCAGACGTAGCAACCATCTTGGAATCAATTCCAGGATATGTAGTAAACACCGATGGTGACAGTGCTAAGTTCGCAATGGGCGTTGCACGTGTTGGTAGCTTCGCAAGTCGCTTCCAAGTTTACAAGAACCCATATATGACCGATAACGTTGTATTGGTTGGTTTCCGTGGAAATAACTTCCTAGAAACAGGCGCAGTATATGCTCCTTATATCCCACTAATCCAAACTCCATTGGTCTATGATCCAGTGAACTTCACTCCACGTAGAGGTGTAATGACCCGCTACGCTAAGAAGGTCGTCAGACCCGAATTTTATGGAAAAGTTATTATCGGTGATCTCGACACTGTATAATATTTAGTAGAATTTAAATAATTCAAAACCCCAACGAAAGTTGGGGTTTTTTCTTGCACTAATCGAAAAATTCGTTTGTAGAATTTACAACTATTTCTTGTACTTCTTCTTTGAACGAAGTATCTTTGGGGTAACTACGAATTTTATGTTTAAGAGATTTAACCAGTTTCTTATTTTCTATCTTGTTGCTTATAAACTTGATATAACGATGTTTACCGCTTTCACGTTTGCGCCAAAATGTTCTACCAATACGTTCTTTTAGTTTATCTACACTGTGTGTTTTCCAACGTGCATATACACTTCTACTATGTATCCAATCATATTCAGTGGGGCCAACTAAACTAACACTATAGTTAGGCATCAGTGCAATATCCACATAGTTATCACCTTGATATACAAATCCGGTTGCTTGATATATTGTACCAACGTGTCCCGCTTCACTATCCGCATAACTAAGAATACATTTTATTTGTGGATAATCTGTGTTTAATAATCTAAAACTTTCAGCTATACAATAGCTTTCTATATTTTTACCATAACCATCTGCAATCCACAGTCGTGTTAATTCCAACACATTGTTATTAGTAAGTAGAGGACATATGCTGGTACTTGCATTTCTACCCACGGCATTTCCATATACTAATACACCTATTAGGCGTTCGTTAAAACCACCAAAGAATGTGCTTTCAATATACTCTTTATAATAAACTCCATAAGCTACAGTACAAAGAGACCATTTGTGTGTATAATGGTTTTTTTCAATAAGAGTTTTTGCAACATTCTTATTGATACTTTTGAGATAAAGCAATGAAGTATCACAATATTCCGACATTCTCTCATTATACACATATAATAAAGAATGTCAACATTTATATTAAATAAAACAAGCCTTTTGAATTATAAACTACAATTCTAGTCTTGGTATCGTTATCTTTAATGATACCGAGTTTATCTGAAATTTGAAATGGTCCTGGGTGATTACTTGTACGTACACCCATTACTTTATCTTTTATTTTATATACATCCAAATCTGTATTAACAACACTCGCGTGATATTGTCTTCCCAAAGGTATCATTTTCATAATGGTTTATTTGTTGTTGGTTCTGCTTTTGTTACTCTACTTGATGGAAATTCTTTGTTGCCAAAGTCACTGCCATGTAAACTGTACAAATGCATTATTACGCCGTGTTTTACAATTACATCCCCCAAATCATTTACCAAAACGTATGCTGGTCTATCATATTTCAACATTACAGCTGAACTAACTAATAAATGATTTGTTTCACCCGCATCCATTACTCTTTGAGCATAATTTATTCCATCACCGCTTATATTAAGATTTCCATTGATATCTTCCATTGGAATTACAGGTCCACAGTGTACACCCATTCTCATTTGTAAGTCGGGTCTATCTTTTACTGCTTTAGCTATAGCAACGGCACAATTCATTGCATCTTCTAGATACGTGAAAAATCCCATTACCATACCATCTCCGGTGGGTAATATAATCAACTTTTCAAGAGCATTAGCTGTTTTATATTGCATTGTAGATTTAACTAGTGTACCCAAGTCTTTACAAGCCTTCTTTTGTTCATCTGTGGTTTTTTTACTGTAAGCCACAATATCCATAAAGAATATGAAACCTTCTTGTTCAGTATCTAATTGTAATCGTCCTGATTTGACTTCCACGTCGATCTTGTCAACTTTACGAACTATTTGTTTAACTGGTTTTGGTACTTCAACCTTTGGTTGTTCTTCTTTCTTTTCTACAACCGGCATATTCTTTAATTTTAAAAAGTCTTTCCAGTTAATCTTTTTTGTTGGTGCATCTTTCTTTTTTGGTTCTTTTGCAGTCTGTTCTGCTTCTAGTTTCTTTATTGCTTCTTCTTCACGATTGCGTTTTTCAATGAATAACGCAATTTGTTTCTTAACTTCATCTGTAATATAAATGTTTACATCTTTACCATTACCACCCGTATCGTGTTTCTTCTTTCTTAAAGCACCTTTGGCTTGTAAATAACTTTGCATTTCTACATTGCCTGTCTTGAATGCAATGTCTAACGGAGCAATTTCTCCTTTAAAATCTGCACCATTAACATTTGCACCCAAATGTACCAAAAACTCCGTCATATCAACATCGTTAGCATTAACGGCGTAATGTAATGGCATCCATCCATTCTTTTCATCTCTACCATTAATTTTACCGTCTTTATCAAAAAATGACTGTACACCTTCAAAATCACCGGTTTCAGCACAAAAATGAATATTAACACCACCAGCAGATTTAGCGCCATTTTTATTTAACAACTTAACAATTTCACCTCTATTAACATTGGATAACACATCTATTGGATTGTTTTTACCTAAGAAATCTTTCTTGTTGACATCAGCACCTTTAACAATTAAATATTCAACCAAATGTTTTTGTCCATAATTAACCGCATAGTGTAGTGCAGTCCAACCTTTACCAGCGTCAACTTCATTGATATCTTGTTTTTTACTCAACATTTCTTCAATAGAAACGATATCACCATTCTTAGCTGCTAAATGAAAACTGCTGCCACTACTATATTTGGCGCCTCTATGTTGTAGTACTTCCACAATAGGTTTGAAACCTTTTTGTTCAGCTATATCAAGTGCTGTATTTTTACTTGTCCAGTCTTTTATATTAACATCGGCTCCATGATTTAATAGTAATCTAACTATTTCTATTTGATTTTCTTCTACAGCGACTACCAGTGGTGGATTTCCGGTATCGTCATCTCTCTGATTAACGTCTATTTTTTCTTTTTCGATACAATTGTATACGTTATCATACAACCCGCGTTTAATGTGGGTAAAAATATTGATTGCCATAAGTAAATTAGTCTTGTTTGTTTTCTTTTTTGAAACGAGTCAAATCCAACTGAGGTAGGGGTTTTTCTATATTTAGACCGGCCAATCTTTCGTTTTGGATAACTAATTTACTACCGCCTACAACCTTACCCTCTACTACATCATATATAAAGAATACAGTTTTGGTTAAACCTACACGTACAATTCTTCCTGGTTTACCGTCAACATATACAACGTCATCTTCTTTATAATCGGAGCCAATAAACATAAAAAGTGCAGCGGCTAACTTTTCAATGCTTGATTTGAATATTAGAATTACTAAACCGGCTAAGAACATCCAGACATATTTACCTGTCATATCTTGTGCTGTTGATTCTAATACATTTTCTGAAATTACTTGTACAGTATTTGTGTCCATATTTGTTTTGGGTTATTTAAAACAAGTTTAACTCCAAAAACAATTATATAATAAATATATTTGATTATCTTACTTCGTCCACTTTTGTTCTTTCAAGATATCATCAATCAATTCTTTTTCAGAACTATCCATTTCTTTGTCAAATCTCTTCAACACATCATTCAATGGATATATCTTGTCCGGAGATTCTTTTTGTTTTTCTTTTAGTTCTTGAATTACATCAACTATCTTAGTAAGTGGGGACTTATATTCATCAACTTTGTCTTTTGAAGCAAAGTTAGATATTTCAAATGCATGTGGAGTTAATACTTTTACCAAACTTAATAGTCCAGATCCGATCATATTGAATATACTAAATACTGCACCAGCTGCTGGATGTACTGTTGCTAATATTCTAAGTATAACGAATACTACAACAAATATGATAATTGCGGTTAACGCACTAATAAAGAACTTCTTTAAACCCCAAAATACAGCATTTAATCCAAACATACCACTCATTGTATCAAGTGTAGCCTTGCTTTGATCTGCTTCTTTTGCAATTTCTTTTGCTTTATCAGTCATTTGCCAAAGTTCATCGTCATACTTTTCTTTCAAAGCCGACTTTTCTTTTTGCAATTTGTTTATGATTTCGTCACGTTGTGATAACAATTGATCGCCTTTTTTTCGTTCTTCAGCTACTTGAGAATTAAGCAGATCTACAGTTGCTTTAATTCTTTTAATTTCATCTATATGTGGAGACCCAACGATAGAAATTACTCGTTCATTTAAAGACTTTGCTGTTTCAACTTGTATAGGCGCATTAGTTACTTGACTTAA